ATTAATAGCATCTGTTACCATTCTATATTGATCGATATATGTAGCTAAATTATTCTTTAATGTAGTATTAGCATTTACTAATTTCTTATCAGTATTATATGCTAAAACATATAAATCTAAAGATAAAGGATTTACAGCGCTTGTAGGCGTTCCTGGTGTTGAATTGGTTGTGTTTGAAGCAAAATTCTGGCTTAAATATACTTTAGCTATAGTACCATAATCAGAAGGTAAAGACAATGCTCTAACAATATAGTCGTTTTTAGTTACTGCTCTTAATTGAGATGAATATGCATACAATGCATTATTACGTATTTCTTCAATTTCATCACCACCCCTACCACCTGATGATGGAATAGGATTATTTGATACTACACTAGCTAATACTTGATTTGCTAATGCTGTGTTAGCAGGTGCTCCATTTTTAAAATAAGCGCCAGTTGTACTAATTGTAGTTAAATCATTTGAAGGAACATTTGATGTTATTCCACCTCCAACTAAATATCTTACTTGTAATGTACCATTAGATGGAGCTAAACCATATTCTCTAGTAAAGAAAATAGATGCTTTATTATAGTTATTACTTAAATTAGAAATCCCTGGTACTAAACCTAATTGGATATTATCTGGTGTAGGTAAAATAGTAGTATCTGCACTATTAGATACTCCAGCTCCAAATTCTAATTGTAATGTATTATTAGATAATACTCTAGACACAAATCGTCTAGGTACATTTTGTAATTGAAGTAAATAAGGTACTTGATCTGTAGAATAGCTAGGATTAGTAACTTGATTAAATATAGATGATTGGGCTAAGTAAGGTACTTCATACCATTGGTTACTATCACTACCTGTTACATCTAATATTTGTATAACATTTGTATCAGAAACACTAATGTTTGTAAATTTTTGTGGTGTAGTAAATGTATAAGTAGCTGTTTTAATTTCTGCTGAAATAGTAGATACTGTTTTCTTTAATAAGTAAAAATTACTATTTACAAATGTAATTTCGGCTGAGCCTGTATCTGTAAAATCTATTAACTCTGTGGTTATAAATTTAGTATTTGTAGATGTTGAAGTAACAGTAGAATTAGCTGGGATTATTAATCCATAAGTTGCAACGTTAGGAGTAGTAATACTTCCACTTGTAATAGAAGGTACTAATTGATATACATCTAATGATGTATTAGAAGCATATGACGCCTTAGGTCTATATCCTAAAGCATACGATAATGCATATAAATTTTCTTTTTCCTTAGCGTATAATAAAAAGTTTTCTTGTACTTGTGTGTCTACATAGAATGACATTACATCACCTACATAAGATGCCATCTCAATAAACATACTACCTGGAGAGGCATCACTAAAATCATTATATGAATTAGGGAAATATGTTTGAGCATAGTTAATTAAACTGCTCTTAAAATCAGTAAATGTCTTATTTACATAAGATATATTTTTATCCGCCATTTTATTTTAATTCTATTGTAATTTGATCTGCTTTTCCCGAAAGTATTAATCTATATTTTACTGTTATATTGATTGTATAATGGTCTTGATCATAAATTACATCAATAGTATCTGTTTGAATTTGAGGAATAAATATACTAATCGCATCTGATATTTTACTTTGGATTAGTGGTATATTTTCATCCACCATTCCTTCAAATAACATATAGCTAATATCAGCTCCAAATTCAGGATTCATTATTCGTTCACCCTTATTAGATAGTAGAAGATTAATCAAATTTGATTTAATTTGATCTTGAGTACTATATGTACTTTTAAATACTTCACTACTATTAAATGGTAATGACACACCAATAGCTACATTTTGCTGTAGATCTAATGGGTCAATACGGGTTACTTCTTGTATAGGCATCTTATCCTAAGTTTTTTAGTCCTGCTTTGTCTTGTGCACTCATATTAGCTGCGGCATCCATAATAAAATCCGTAAATGGATTACCATTAGTTGGGTCTACTTTCAATTCAGCACCATTATACGATGATACAGCAGGAGTATTAAATCCAAATGCTGCTCCCATTTTTGATCTTAATTGAGCACGAACATCTAACGTTTCATGTATGTCGTTAGTGGTAAAACTAACTGTTTTTGTTTCTTGTAATGATGATGGTTTACTAACCGCCTTGGGTGAGTCACTTAAAATAGCTAATAGCTCTTCGCGTACTGCTTCAGCTACTGCCTCTTTAATTAAACCTTTAAATGCTTTTACATTCATATATATAAATATTTAACCTTGTAAATTTTGTTGATCTATTATTATTTTTAATTGGTCTATTAGTACTGGTGGGTCTAGTGTGTATGAGTATTCACTCTTAACTGTTTCCACATTATTTCTATTAATGGCTACAGCATAATGACGCTTAACGCCTCTAACTATAGTTTTAGGATTATCATCTTCTTTAATTACTAATTTGAATCCCTTATACATCTCCTCTACTGGATTTTTAATATCGGCTAGTAGCGCATTTAATGATGCTAATGAATTAGAATTTATGGTTTGTAAATCTAATCGATTGTCTACATCACGTAATTGGGCTTTTAAATCTTCAAATTCAGCTATAATTGGTTCCAATACACTAATAAAAATTAATAGAACAAAACTAATTAATGCTAATGTATCTTGTAATCTTTTAATTAATGGAAGTGGAGGTGGAACTACAAAATTTAATAAAGGAATAAGTAATTCTGCTATTGTTATGATTAATTGTATAGTAACTAATTTATCTTGTATTTTAATAAATGTTTTTTCATTATTATCTAAAACATTATATGCAGAATTTCTAGATACTCTAGCCTGATCTAATTCAGTTGGCGTTTGAGCATTGTCTATTATTTCATTAGTTTGATCTACTAATTCTTGAAGTTTTGAATTTTGTACTATAAGTTTACTAGCAAGAGTAACAGCTGAATATGCAACAAGTGGTCCTAATGCTTTGGCTATGTTTTTAAGTAATGCTTTAGCTGCTTTTATTTTATCAGCTTTACTTTTCTTTTTCTTTCTTTGTATTTTACTCTTTAATCTAAATCTTTTTTTCTTTTGTTCTGTTTCCGGATCTTGAGTAATACTTTGAATTTGTTCTTTAGTCTTATCATCTTGTTCAGTTAACCCTTTTTTTTCAATCTCATAACTAGCATTTTCGGCTACTACTGCGGCTTCATATTCAGCTTGGGTTAAAACCGGGGTAGCTGGTTTTTTAGGTTGATATTGATCACCTAACTTTTTTAGATTATTTCTATGTCTAACTTCTAATTCAATTTTTTTCTTAGCAATTTCCTCAAGTTTCTGCTTAAGTTCACCTAATTTATCAACAGCTACAGATATTATTTTCTGTTTAGCAGCATCTTTAACTTGACTCCCAAACGCTTGAGGAGAATTCACAGTAGCTAATGTGCTACCTACCTGAGGTGGAACTAAAGAGGATACGTTAGTAGGCATTATGATATATATATTTTAGTAGATGCTATATAATTTTTAGCACCTGGTTCTAATCTGTCTAATAATTTTTCGGTTTTTTCAGCTAATCTATCAGAAGCTGTTTTAATATTAGATATTACCATTCCTTGAGAAGCACCTACAGTAGGTGATAATGTATTAGAAAATTCATTTAATACTGATAATATTTCACTTAATAAATCCATTGTTTTATATCCTAATAAAATAGGTTCATCTGGTAGATTATTTACGTTATTTTTTACAGTAGCTGGGCCTAAATATATTTTAGGTGAGTTTAAATGTATTCTAGAATCGGCATTTAAATTAATAATATTTCTAGTATTTAATTCAATATTTGTTCTAGCAAATAGCATTATTTCATCTTTCTTTGAATTTAAAACAACTCTATCTCCATTAAGTATAACTTGAGCTCCATTATATGTGTTAGCAGATATTGGGTTAGTAAACGGATTTAAACCGCTGTTTTTATCGGGAATTAAATTAATCGCTTGTGTAGAAGTTAAATAAATAGAAGAAGCATCTTGGTTTATGTGCTCTACATAAAGTAAAGCAGACGATGATGTATATGCGTGTCCATTAGTAATTAAAAGTATAGGATCACCATTACTACCTACACTACTCCATTCATTACTGTTAATGGTGTTAGGGTTACTAAAAGATCTAACGGTACTACCGAAGCGAATTGAATTGCTTTTTCTACCAGATAATATATAATCACCTTCATATGCTAATAAATTTTTATTGTCTGATGTTTCTGTAAATGTTTTACCTAAAGGAGCATCACTTAATGTGGTTTGAGAATTTAATTGACTGTTATTCCATAAATTAATAGGACCATTCCAGTATTTAACTTCCTTGGTTCCCTTTTTAGATATTTGAGATGAAGGTTGTGGTGCTTGATATATGTTTACTAATTCACCAATTAATGGTGGGTAGTCTATATTCGGTTGTATAGATTTAGCTATGAAACATGTATTAAGAAAATCATCGGATAAATCACCGTTAATTTGTTTACTATTTTCATATCCTAAATAAAATACAGAACCAATACCACTAATACCACCCGCTTTTTCATACATAGCAGGAGTAGGTGTATTTTCTGTTGTAACAACAGCGTATACTTTACCAACGACATTATTAGAAGACCCAGGTGATGAGGATGCCTTGCGAGTATCCGTACTAATAGAATTACTTCCTCTTAAACCTTGTCTAATTACCGCCATTACGAGATTTGCTTTTGAATATTATTCGTTGTCTCTAGTAATTTAGCGCCCTCATCAACAACTGCTCGTTGCTCGTCTAATAATGATTGAATTTCACTCATATCGAATAAAGATTCACCACTATTACTATTAACAGTAGCAGCACGTTGTGCTATACCAGCCATTTTAATTAGCTGATCGTTGTTTTTTACATTAACATCAATTAAATCTTTAACTGTAGGCATAAGCATAACAGCTGAGCCAGCATTGTTAGATGCTAGCGGTTTTAATTGTTCAATTAATCCATTAATTTGAGCATCAACGTCTTTATTGTTCTTATGAATCTGTTTAAATAAATCAGATAGAGATGTTTTTCCGTATAATGTTATGTCGTCAAATGAGGCCATATGTGTGTTGTTTACAATAAATATAAATATTAATTAAATTTTATATGTCCATTCTTATAATATTCATTAAATAGCTTATTTCGCAATATATCTAGCTTTTTAGTTACCTTAGTAATCTGAGGTGTAGATGCATCGGTTATTTCACGAATATAAATGTATAATGCTTTTTTATTGAATATTTCCAATGATTCACGTTTACGGAACAATTCCATAATGGCGTCTGCTGTTTTAGCGTCTTGGTTTTTAGGAAATAATTTATATAGATTGACATCAACGTATTTTACATACTGATCTATAAATGATATAGGATCAACCTTATCTTCTGCTTCCCTGAGTGTATCATAGAGAATAACTTTATCCTCTTCAATTTCTTCGATTTCAGCGTGTTCTTGTAGTTTTTTGTAATTCCCGTTATTATAGATAATAAGGTAACGTTTGGCGATGGTTCCAAAATAAGAATATGCTTTGCCTTTAGCCTGGTTATATAGATGTAATTTTTCTAATAGAAATGTAACTACCTCGTGTTTAAGTTCCTCAATTGTATCCAGATCGGTATAATAGAACTTAAATGTGTGAATAATATTTTCAGCTAATTTATAGAACGAATATCTAATACGTTCATTATAGATTTGATTACGTATCGTTTGATCAGTAGTAATTAAATACTCAACGATAGCTTCCTCAGTATCGTGGGTAAAATAGATACGTGGTTCTTTTTCCTTACGTTTACGCGGTTTACCCTGTTTAGTTAATGGAACTTTACCAAATTCATTGTCTAGGAACGCAGAAACGTCTAGATTCTCATCATACAAATATATACTCATTACGTGTTTAATTCAATTAGATCATAACGTAATAAGAAAAAATCACATCTCCAAATTTACTTCACAGTAATTTCAGATAATATAGATTGTAATTCTTTTATCTTTTGAAAAGTGGTTTGCATTTCCTCATCACCTTCAACCCAAAAACGATCATTAATTTCACCTAACGCCATATTTAGCTCTCCGGTAATAATATTAATACTATCAATGTACTGTTGTTGTTGCATTACAACGTTTTCTAGTCTATTAGACTTACGTATTAAAATGTAACATCCTAAACCTACTAATTCAAGCAGATGGATTCCTACGACCCATAACAATGTTTCCATAACTATCCTCTAAATTGTTGTTCAAACTCGTCAGATTCTGTTCTAACTAGTTCCATAATGTTTTCCAAATGCTCTTTTAATTGTTCAACAGTATTATCAATGTCTTCACTTGACATATTTCTGTTTACTTGCATTTGTAATTTTTGTCCGATGTTTTGCGCTTGAACTAAACCGTCTAGCACTTTATTTTTAAATCTCATAATATATCTTTATATATAAATATACGAATGTTTCCCACTCCCACCAAACGTTTACAACCGTTTCTCTCATTCCCTTAATTTTCTAAAAACCCCGTAGGCTGAAGTTACAAGAAATTTCTTATATCTCCAAATTTAATTATAATCTTCTTCGTTTTCAATCTTAGCCCTAATATCCTCAATAAAATAATCTGCCATATCAAGCCCATCATCTTCACTACCAGTAAACGAAGCAGGAATATAAAACACATACATGTCATAATAACCAACTATCCAACCATACGACATTTCTTCTCCTTCATAATAGTCTACTGTTCCATCAGTTATTTCATAATCATCAAACTCAACATCAATGATATCACAATTAGGTGCTTTAACTCTAGCAGTTAAATACGAGTATTCTGTTGTAGGTAATGTTCTTTCAACTTTAACCTCACATTGATCATCATCCCACTCTAGTTCATCCGGATTAAAATCCAGCTCAGCCTCTTTCACCACCACGGCCTTATCCGTATATACCCTTTTAAACACCTTATTCAATTTTTCCTTAATCGTATCGATTTTAGGTGACTTCTTCAACATTTGAACAATCATTTTAATTGATTCAGGATCAGTAAACTCAATCGAGAATGAATTATCCAATACATTGTCATGTATCTTATAGGTATCTACTGGGATACCCATCTTATCAAGGCGATTGATGAATGCTGCTTTATCTTCAGATTTGATGGTGAATGTTTTACCCGGCATTTGTAATTCACTTAGGAATGGTTTTTTCATTTCGGATTTGTATTGGTTATACATCTTAATGACATCCACTTGTCTATTCTTGATGGTTTCCAAATGCGCTAAACGTTCTTTGTAGTTTTTAGCTTCTAAATATTTCTTTAATTCTTCGTAGTAATTAATCATTGTTGTGTTTTATTATGATATTTTCATGTGTATAAATATCAATATAGTATATACTTTGTCGATAGCAAAAGATTGTTTTAAAAGAGATTTTGGGGCTTTGCAAAAGTGATCCAAAAGGGGTTATTTGGAATTTGGGGGCATGAGATATACGTATATATTGTCGGTGGCGAGGAGTCGTTGGCGAATTGAGAATACGTCACATTCAAAGCGCACCATGCGCGATCCGTCGATGGACCGCGGCTGGTATGGGGGTGGTTCGCTATCGATCCACTAGCGCCCCGCTAGCGTCGACACCCTCTGATTCCCTTTTTACCGCCGCGCGCTCCTTTATACCGCGCGCGCTGCTTTATATAATCGATGATCCACTTAGTCCCCCATTTTTAGCTTGGCTCCTCTGGCGCGCGCACCAGACGAATGATCAATGATCACCTTATATTATTATCCCCATAATATATTTACGTTTAATAATTATTTTAAGCGCATATATTAAATTTGAATATTGAAGTCGATACCTTGTGTGATCTGATAATTTGATCATTTTAACCGCCGACACCAAGAGCCCACTTATGTGAGCCCTTGAATGCAATTAAGATATGATATGTTTGATTTGTGGTCTTATTATGATAACATTTCTGTTAATTTAAGTCTAATATTTAGACAATTCAACTGACTATTCCCACCTATATGGAAATTAATTAATTCATCTTCATCCAATCTCCTATATTCCTTCCAATCATAAATTGTTCCCACAACTTTATCTTCCGTAATAACATCCCATTCAACATTTACTTTATCCGTTCCATTATTATCTTGGATTACAGGTTCACCTAATACCTCAGTCAATTTATTGATTGATGTTAAAATTGTTACACCGTAAAATGAGGTTCCATTTACTAAATCTACCTCTGAATACTCTAATGATCTCATATGTTTATATTTTATTATAATTTTTACACCACTCATTACTTACTTCCATTCCTATTAATAAATCAACATCACCATTCCAATTAGGATTTAATTCCCAAAACCACTCACAATATATATTATATTGATTTCCATTTGATAATGTTGTTTTTAATAACCATCCTAAAGCAGAATGTAGGGATTGTTTTTGAATATTAGTTATTGTTTCCATGATTAAATAATTTATACATAAATGTACATAAATAATCTTGACATATATAATAGATTACCATATACGTTTTTCCATTAAATTACCTCCCCAATCACCTCCCTTACATGCTTGCTTGGGCTTGTGGTGCTTGTAATAACGACGACTTGAACATGATGTTGCTAACATTAATACTCCGATTAACACTGCTAATAATACAATTGTCTTTTTCATATTATTTAAAATTTATATATAATAACTCCTAATAAAACTTATAACATCATCTTCATTATTTAAATTAATAAAATAATTCCAAACACCATCTCCACCCTCTTTAATATCATCTATTAATTTTTGAGCTTCAAATGGCTTAAATGTATTTCTAACGTATTTAATTGGATCAAATTTATTTACCATATGTTTTAAATTATAACATAAATGTACATAAATTATTTGGCCATATAAAAAAAGGGTAACCTTAGTTACCCTTGAATTAATTTACCGTTTTCAAATATAACCCAATCACATTTTGTATAATCGTCACCTTCATCTATTAATTCTTCTTCAATTAATGTATCATTTAATTCTTCTTTAGTACAATTAAGTGTAACATTGTTATGAACGTTATTACGATCAAATTGAATCAAATAAGTGTTTTCTGTTTTCATATCTTTAATTATTAATTATGATATAAATGTACATAAATTATTTTGACGATACAAAAATAGTGGTAATCATTTGACTACCACTACTTATATTTCATTAATACCCTATACAATATCTGGTTTTACCATCATTAAACCATCAATAAATGAATCTAATTCACTGTACGTTTTACAAGTATTAATACTGTAATCTAATGTTTGATTAATAAACCACTCACGGTGATTTTCAATCATATAATCATTTTCAACTAATGTGTTAAACATTTGATTTAAATGATCATTTAATTTTTTTGTGTTTTTTAAAAATACCATATCTTTATCTTTTAAATTATAACATAAATGTACATAAATTATTTTGACATAGATAATAAAGGGTAAATTTAATTACCCTTATCTTTATACACCTTTAATAACTCTCTACCTTCATCAACATCTTTAACAGGAATCAACATCCCATTTCCCATTAAATACCATCCATCTGAACGGTGTTCTAATCTTAGTTCACCTGATGTGTCAAACTCTTCACCATCAGAAAATTTTAATATACTCATATCTTTATGTTTTAAGTGTAATATAAATGTACATAAATAATTTTGACAATTATTCAACCCACTCTAAAATCTCTTCCCACCCATTAATATCTTTTTTAGATTGAATATTGAACATATCAATTACATCATCAATATCTTTGGATTTAAATAATAAATCATCATCCATCATTTTAAGTTTTTTAGGAATCTTATCAGTGAATATTTCCATAATATCACCACTAATCGAATCATAAATAAAACCTGTAACATTGTTTTTAAACTTTACCATAACCTTTATTTTTAAGTGTGATATAAATGTACATACAAAGTTGTGACAAAAAAAAGGTGGATCAAAATGATCCACCATTAATTAATACTACCTTTGATGATTCTTTTACTTCCATATAATCAGGATCCCCATCTTCATCTACCTCATAATCCTCATCGGTGTACATTTCTGAATCATCATCTCCTAATCTAACATCTTCAACATCATTTACATATCTCCAATCTGTGGGATCTGTACCTTCAATTTTTACTTCTGTTTTTGGATCGAATTGTTTTAATTCTTCAATTAATTGTTCTACTGTCATATTCTTAATTTTTAATGTTTAAATATTTATTTAATTATGACATGAATATACATAAATAATCTTGACATACAAAGTTATTTAGATATGTTTAGGTTGATATAAAGATTGGTTAAAGCTGAATGAATATCATCTAAGACCTGCTCATCTAAATGCACTAGCGCCAGATGATCTTTGATTACTCCAGACACTATCTCAAGGGCTCTCTGCTTAGGGATTATTCTAACGTTGCTATGTGTCTTATAATGATCTAAAACACAATTTATTCTATCTAAGCATACGGTATAATCTTTAATATAAAGAGCATCTCTGATAGAAAGATAATTTTCCACCTGCTGGCGATAATAGATGATTGTTGAGTGATCCCTACCTCCCATCCACTTACCTAGGCTAGTGGTGGTGATCTTTCTGTCAGTGAAGTGAGCTAAGAACATACGGGCTCTAACCCAGCTATGTGTTCTGGTGCTGCAACAGAGCTGCTCCACTGTTATGTTGAAGTGCTCACATATAACGCTTAGCGTTACTTGAAATTCGTTATTATAAACCATGATTAAAATTTTGAATGATTACAAAGGAGATAATAAGACACATACTAGAAATAACAGATAGAAAAAATATCTTTATAAAATCTAAATGAGGTAAAGCCATTCCTAAATACAAACAGCCAATGATGACAAAAAGACAAAGCAATAGGATAATAATTTTTAGTGTTTTCATATCGTTTTTAATTTATGATGTAAATGTACAAAAAAGAAACTCGCCGGTACAAAGCCCATTGAATGTTATTTCATAATTGGGATCCATACCCGAGGCTAGAACATCTTCTAATAATTCATTTATTGAAGCAAATTCTTTATTATAATAATTACAATTTAAACTATACATAATCTTATTTATTTTTGATTAAAATACCAAATAGAAAATCTAAACTTCCCTGGATACTATATCCATATGCTTCTAAAAAACTTACTAAACCCCAATGATTATCAATTGGTTGGATTTCTTTTTTCATTTTGATAATAATCTTTTTAGAATAAAAATCACTATTGGTTAAATCATCAATTATTTTATTTTTTAATTTTTCTATTTTCATATCGTTTTTATTTGATATAAAGGTACAAAAAAGGGCTCTGACGAGCCCTGTGATTACAAAGGAATATTGACAAAAATCCAACTCATATCGATACTGACTCGATAAATTATTTCACCATCACTAGACACCACTAGTGAATTATCTTCTCGTCTGGATACCTTCCCCAGGAGCTCTTGGTCCTGGAAGTGGAATCTAATCATTTTACCTAATGGACTACCACCATTGTTGATGTAGTCTCGTACTGGAATTGGATACTCGAATGTTTTCATAACAATATTGTTTTAAGTGTGATACGAAGATACAAAAAGTAATTATGCCATGCACAATTACAGTCAATTAGATCTTGAGCCCTTTGGGGGGCTTATAGTGCTCTGGTAAAGAGGACATTAAGTTGGCTAGTGCTCCCCGATCAACCCACCGGCTCAAGTGGAGTGGTTTCAGTGAGAGGAACATCTTTCCCGCTGGAGGGAGCTCATTCTTAAAGAATTCCCACCCATGATTGGTGAATCGGTCTGGATGATGGATCTGGGTATCATAGCATAGCCTAATAATTAGACGCCTGAAATGAAATACACGCTCAATACGGAGGATGATGCCTGCAGCGCATGCTACTACAAGAGCAATTATATAGAGCATAATGGCTAATAATCCTCGTTATCGTCCATATCTAGATCAATCTCATCATCCTCTGGATCGTCTGATAGAAATTCAAACTCACCAATGGTCTCTAACTCCATAATGATATCGTCTAGCGTATATGAAAAATTCTCAATATCAAAGTTTTGGATAGTGCTACCGTCGGTAACACCTTTCTCAAGTAATCTATCAGCTATGTCTTTAGCTGACTGTAGGTATTTAACAATTCTCTCTAATTCCATGGTAAAAAGGTTTTGGGATAAATATACGTAAAAAGTTTTGACGCACAAAGCTCTAGTACAAAGTCATGTACAAAGCTACGGTACAAAGTCTTGAGCACAAAGAGCCCACCACAACTTACGCTGCGATGGGTTCTAATTAATTACTGAGCGTTCTCAGTTGTTGCTTTAGGACGACCTGGCTTAACAACAATACCTGATGCTAACTTAGCTTGGCGATCAGCAATTTTCATTGCTCTAGCGCTTGTAGGATTAGTTGGGCGACCACGTGAAATTGATCCACCGTTTGCTACGCGCTCTGCACGTGCTGCTAATCTTTCTTGTCTTGCTGATCCGTTTACTACCGGACGTCCTTTTTGTTTGTTTTCTGAATTTGACATAACCTTGATTTAAAATGTAAAAAATTATTAATTATTTAACTTAATGATATAAATGTAACAATCTTTATTTTGCCCTCCAAATCATTTTGATTCGGAGGCTACTTGCTTTGCTGTTTTGTTTAGCTGTGCTACACTCATACCTTCGTATTTAAGTAGTGCATTGCACAAATATGTTTGTAGTTTAATCATCGTTTTGCATTCGCTCGTAGCAGACAAAATGCTCTGTTTGTCTTTGTCGTTGATGCCTTTGTTAACCACAAATTCGCTGATGAATAATTTAGCCTTGCTCAAATCACGCATCACAAATACTTCAGAACTAATCTGTTCCAGTATTGATTTTATATGTACCACCATATCTTATATATCTTATTACGTAAATATAAGTATAAAGCCTTGCCCTCCCACGGACAAAAGTGACAAAAAAGAAAAAATATTGCGCCTCCCGCGGGTGGAGTGCGCGTCTTTTGAGGGATCCCCCTCCCCCTCCCTCCCCTAGAGGGATCCCCTCCCTCATGACCTGCATTTTTAATGTAAAAAATCGCGTTTGTGGTGTTTTGGGTACAAAGCAGCGGCACAAAGCATTACAAAACTTAGCACAAAAGAACAAAATATTGCCACTCACGCGGGTGAAGCGCGCGATTTTGTTGGTGTTTGTATATAAGGATATATTGTTCGATGTGGGGTTGGTGGTGGTTGCACGCGATGGGCTCGGTGTATATTTTCGCGCCAAGATCACCACACATCACCATTCCACATACTATACGCATTCCTACACCATCGCTTAAATCACTAACTACACGCGTTAGCACCCACTACATCTGTTTTCCATCCATACATACACCTCCACGTACAAAGCTATTACAAAGGAACGCACAAAACTCGCCACTCCATTGCGCTTTTTAACACAAAGGTATAATACAAAGCACTTGCGATTTAAGGACAAAAATAGGCGCTATAAAGCACCTATTACTATCATCCGCCATCTTACTCACTCACTCATTCACTATTGTTAACTCGCATTCACTCCATCATTATCATTAACTCGCGTTAATGTCGTTTGTTATTGTTTGTTATCGCTTGTCATTCGATTGACTGTTATTCCTATCCCACTCAACCATACTATCCCATAATTTCTTCTCGATTGATAATCTACTATCCGTTTCATCACTCGTCTGCAGTCGAGTACTTGGTTTAGGTGTTACTGGATTATTATTATTCTTATTATCACTCATCATCGTCATCATCTCTCCCTCAATCATATAACCTAATTGGTTCATGATTTTTTCCATTTTACGTTCGTTAGGGGTTTCGGCTTGCCAATTGCCATTTGCCCAAGCGCTTTGTAAACACTCGGCTAATTCTCTTAATGATTTTAGTTCGGGTGTTGTAGTTATTCCTCCTGATCCTATCCCTACGTCGCCAGAAGGTGTTATGGTTATTGTATTACCATCATATCGCATTCGTTCTACATGTTTTTCACCAAATGTTTCGTTGTAGTATTGTTCTTCATTT